TTCTTCTGATATTGCCGACGCAGATAATAAAGAACCTTCACCTGAGGCATCAGATTCGTCTGACGCTGGTCAGGGTTCTGAAGAACCTGCAGATTCCGGCGACGCACCTGAGGGTGAAGAGGGTGAAGAGGAAGTTGTTGATGATTTACAGGATAACGTTCAAAGGGACGGTGATCCTGCTAATGAAGACATTGACCTCGAGGAAATCCTTAGAGCACTTTCTGAAGAAGATGAAGACGAAGAAAGTGAAGACGAAGTAGAAGCTCTTCAAAATGAACTAGGTGAACATCGCAAGGTGGTTCAATACTTACGATCCAAATTAAACGAAGTCAATTTGCTTAATGCAAAATTACTTTTTACAAATAAACTGTTTAGAGCACATGCTATGACAGAAGATAAGAAAGTAAAAGTCATTGAGCAGTTTGATAGGGCACGCACACTAAGAGAAGTCAAACTTGTTTATGCAACTTTGGCAGAAGCTTTTGGTAAACGTAGTGTCGCTCGTGAAATTACGGAAAGTAAGGGATCAGCTTCCAAACCAGTTGCCTCAACCAAATCCAAGAAAGTAATTTCTGAAGGATCTGATTTGAAGGACAGGTTTAAGAAGTTGGCAAATATTATTTAATAAAACTCTTTTTTAAGGAGAAAGATCATGGCTAAAGAAAAACTTTCAGCGATTGAAAAAATCATGGATGGATATAACCCACATCGTCAACTTCTCGATCAAACTCGGAAGTTGGTAGGTAAGTGGGAGCCAACTGGTCTATTAGATGGTATGGGTAGCGAAACTCAGACTCATGGTATGGCAGTACTACTTGAAAACCAGGCTCGTCAGTTAATTGATGAGGCATCAAAAACTGGTACTTCTTCTAATTTAGAAGAATGGAGTGGTGTTGCACTTCCTTTGGTTCGCAGAATCTTTGGTGAATTAGCTGCACAGGATTTCGTATCCGTTCAGCCGATGAACCTTCCAAGTGGTTTGATTTTTTACTTGGATTTCAAATATGGCACAGCACAAACAGCCGCACATAAAGTAGGCGCAGACGTTCATGGTGATACATCAAGTTCTGGCGATGCTACTGGTGGTCTGTATGGCGCTGGCAAATTTGGATATACAGCAAATAATCAAACCAAATCTGGTGCAACTTATAGTTCTTCCTCAATTGTTTGGGCAGATGTAGATTTCGAGCCTAACTTGAGTGCTTCTTTAAGCACTTTGAGGAAAGTTACTGTTGCTAAATCAGAACTTACACGTCCAGACATGGAAGGTGTAAGGGCTTTCGAGCCTTCTGGTAGTGGTGATGCTAATTTAACTACTTGGTATCCTGCTTATACAGCAGTATCAGGTACGGCAGCAAGCCCAGATTCTCAAATCACATTTATTGTTGATCCTATGACTAATAATGATATGTCAGGTGGAAACCTGGATATACATTATCATCGTCAGCCAACAGATACAACTCGTGGTGATTTTGAAGCAGATGGTGGTTCAGGTCCGCCTGAAACAGATGCTGGCATTCCAGAGATTGATATTCAAATGCGGTCTGTCGCAATTGTTGCGAAGACTCGTAAATTGAAGGCAGTTTGGACTCCTGAGCTTGCTCAAGACCTTAACGCTTATCATAGTGTTGACGCAGAAGCAGAATTAACAGCAATGTTAAGTGAATATATTTCGATGGAAATCGATCTAGAAATCCTTGATATGTTAATCTCTAATGCTGACGCTAAGGTTGAACGTTGGTCTGCAAGACCTGGATATGAGTTTAATAGCTCAACCAAATTGTTTGCAGAATCATCTGGTAACTCAAACGCCTATACAAAGGGCGAATGGTTCCAGACTTTGGGTAATAAAATCCAGAGCGTGAGTAACGCAATTCATCAGAAGACATTAAGGGGCGGCGCTAATTTTATGGTAGTGTCTCCTGAAACCGCAACAATTATAGAATCTATTCCTGGATATGCTTCCACATCAGATGGTGATGCAGCAGCAACATCCTATGCAATGGGTGTACAGAAAGTTGGTATGTTAAACAACCGATTTACTGTTTACAAGAACCCATACATGAAGGAAAATGTAATTCTTGCAGGTTTTAGAGGAAGTAACTTCCTTGAAACAGGCGCAGTTTATGCACCTTATGTACCTCTAATAATGACTCCGTTGGTATATGATCCAACTAACTTTACACCAAGAAAAGGTGTTATGACGAGATACGCTAAGAAAATCGTCAGACCTGAATTCTACGGTAAAGTTATCGTTGCTGATGTAAATTACGTCTAATCGTAGTTTATATAGTAATTAGGTATAGAAAAAGGGTGGAGTTTTCCACCCTTTTTTTGTGCGCTTATATTTATATATGAGTTAGTCTATTTATTTAAAACGGAGAAGTTCTATGGCAAAAGAACCTATATGGGCAGGAAGTAGCTCATTTGCAACAGGTCAAACACCTTATGGATTTTATGATAGCGATACAGAATTCCAAAGTGAAACTGATAATTTTGCAAATTGGGCAGCAAGAAAGCTTGGATATCCAATTATGGATGTTGAGATGCAATCTGGTTCATTTTATGCTTGTTTAGAAGAATCGGTAACAGAGTATTCTTCACAAATTAATCAATTTAATATTAAAGATAATTTATTGTCTTTAAAGGGTCAATCTACTGGATCTAGCTTTACACATAAAAATATTACTCCAACATTGGGAAGAAATATAAGATTATCAGAAGAATATGGTTCGGAAGCAGGAGTGGGTGGTTTAGTCAGTTATAAAACTGGCTCAATTCAAATTCAAAGTGGTAGTCAAACATATGATTTAGATAGCTTGTTTACAGATACTACAGGAAGTGGTGCAATTGAAGTCAAAAGATTATTTTACGAAGGAACTCCTGCAGTTCAAAGATATTTTGATCCATATGCAGGTACAGGTGGTGGAAATATTAATTTGTTAGATCAATTTGGTTGGGGAGATTATTCACCTGCAATTCAATTTATGATGATGCCAGTATATGCAGATGTATTAAGAGTACAAGCAATAGAATTTAATGATCAAATTAGAAAATCTGCATATTCATTTGAAATGAGAAATAATCAGTTAAGAATATTCCCTAAACCTACTGATAGTTATAAATTACATTTTCATTATGTAGATAGGAGTGATAGGGATAATCCTTTAAAAACAGAATATAGTGGTTCTGCTACTTCAGTAGTATCAGATTTTTCTAATGTACCATTTGATAATATGGAATTTCAACATATTAATCATACAGGTAGACAATGGATACGAAAATATGGATTTTCTTTATCTAAAGAATTACTTGGAATTATAAGAAGTAAGTATGCTTCAATACCAATACCAGGTGGAGAACAAACTTTAGATGGAGAAACACTTAGATCTGAAGCAAGTACTGAAAAAGAAATGCTGATAACTCAATTAAGAGAAATATTAGAACAAACAAGTAGAAGGGCGTTATTGGAAGCAGACCAAGAAGAATCTCAACACTTACAAGACAAACTTAGGAAAGTTCCTATGCCCATTTATATAGGATAATAAATTATGGCTGGAAGATTTTTATCACAAAGAGATATAAATACTTTTGAAAAATTTAATAGAGAATTACTTGGAGATTTAGACGCATCGAAAGATGGTATTGTAAATCAAAAGGTAACTGTATATAAAATTTCTGTACAGGATACGAAAGTTAATATGTATGGAGAATCCTCAGCAGGTAAAATATATAAACCTGGTGTTCAAATCGCATGTTTAATTGAAGCTGAAGATGTTGATTTTAATACAGATGAATTTGGACCAGATTTGAGACAAAATGGAATTTTTAGATTTTTAAGACAATCATTAATTGATATTAGTCTTGTTGTTGAACTCGGTGATATAGTTGATTGGAATTATGCTCATTGGGAAATTGCTAGTATAGGTGAAAATCAATTAATTGGTGGGCAGTTTGATCAAAATTGGGCTGTCATATGTAGCGCACATTTAATTAGAAAAAGTGCTTTAAATATTGAACAAATAAGAAGTATATAATGGCAAGATTAAAACCACTACCAAGATCACAAAGAAAATTAGTAGGAGCCCTTAGAGCAGATATAAGAGGTGATAGGGGAAATATAATTTCTCGTCGTGATGATAAGGTAAAAGATATATCAGTTGGTTTAATGGATATAGATGGTGCAATTATGTATTATTTTTCAGATGTAATAAAACCAACAGTAGTTGAAAATGGTGAAGTTGTAAAAGTTCCTATTATGTATGCAAATCCAGAACGGTGGAAGACAATTCAAAGAGATGGACATATGAGGGATACTAAAAAACAACTTATAACTCCACTTATTGCATTTAGACGAACAAGTCTTGCAAAAGATGATACTATTGCAGTTGATAAGATGAATGCAGAGGATCCACAATTGTCTTATACTTTTGAAAGAAAGTATACTCAAGAAAATCGTTATGATAAATTTTCTGTTTTGCAAGGAAAGAAACCATCACAAGAATTTTATACAGTTGCAATGCCAGATTATATGACTTTAACTTATGAGTGTATTATATGGACATCATATATAGAACAAATGAATAAAATTGTTGAAACTATTAATTGGAGTGAAGGTTCTTATTGGGGAGAACCAGGTAAATTTAAATTTAGAGTTAGTATAGATTCATTTGATGATGCTACAGAAATGGCTGAAACAGAAAGAATGATTAAAACAAATTTTAGTTTTTCTTTTAGGGGGTATTTAGTTCCAAAGTCTTTTAATAATTATAGTACAACAAATAAATATTTTTCACCAAAAACTCTTAAAGTTATAGATGAAAGTGGTGGATGGGCATCTTCTGTTTTTGCTCCAGATACAAAAGCGCAAACAGTTAGATATTCCCAACAAAAATCTAGACCAAGAGAAGGACTTGGGGGTGCATCCGATTTTATTAGAGGTATTGCAGGACAGGTTGGAAATGCTATAGAAGATTTAGAGTTTACAAATACATATGGTGGTGAAACAATGTATATTATGAGAAGTAGTGGTGAACCATCTTCGAGTGGAGATAATAAATCAGTATTGAGTTTGGGTTATGGAGATAAAGCTTATTTTAGAAAGGTTCAATATTTTAGTGGTAGTATGTCTGGATCTACTTCTTCTACAGGTTCACAATATAGACCT